TCACATGAAAAAATGTCAAAATTGTGGACATGATTGTCATTGTGGCACAACTTGTACACAAAATCACAAAGATGGTGACGGAAAAGATATTTTAGTATTATGTTGTAATCAATGCCGACACGAAAAAAAGGAATAGTATGCCGAAAATGAGATTATTTAAGTTTTGGAACGAAGCTGGTGATGAAAAAGAAAAAGAAGCAATAAGTTTAAAGAAAGCAATCATGTCTGTTCAATCAGATTTTAAAGATAAAATGATTAGTGTTGAATATATCAGTAAAAAAGGCAAAGAAATGTGCCATTCAATATTCATACCAATCGGTAGAAAGATTAAACAAGCGTTAATTCAAGAAAGAAGAAGAGAGGCGTTAAAGAAAAAGAATGCCGGCAGTAAGTAGAAAAGGTGATAGTTTATCAACTGGTCATATTTGTGCCAGTACAACAACTTTAGATACACCAGGTCAATCAACCGTTTTTGCAAATAGTATTTTAGTTGCTAGAGTTGGCGACCCTACGGTACCTCACCCAAACCCACCAGCACCACCTTGTCCTGACCATGTAGCAAATGTAAATGCAGGTTCGCCAAATGTGTTTGTAGTTGGTATTGCAGTTGCAAGAATAGGTGATAGTGCAGACGCAGGCGCAATGACAAGTGGAAGTGGTAATGTTTTTGCAAACGGCTAGATATGTGTTATAAATATTACCGTTATGGCAATATACGATTCACAAACTCAAAGTAAAAGCACAAGAAACTCCAGAAGATTTAGGGATATTGACCTAGACTTTGGTAGAAATGCTGTTACAAATGATGTAAACATTGTTGAGGATGTGATTGCAGTAAAAAGAGCATTAAAAAATTTAATTCAAACTAATTTTTATGAGAGACCTTTTCAGCCAGAATTAGGTTGTGGTATTAGAGAGTTGTTATTTGAAAACTTTACACCTATGACTAAAGTTTTCCTAGAAAGAAAAATTGAAGAAGTAATAATTAATTATGAACCAAGAGTACAATTGCAAAATGTTGCTGTTGATGATGACCAAGATAAAAATAGATTAGTAGTTGACATTTATTTTTATGTAGTAGGTGTGCCAGGTCCACAAGTAGTGCAAACATTTTTACAGAGGGTAAGATAATAAATGTCAGCAAATAAAATAGTAGTATCGGATTATGATTTTGACGCAATCAAAACTAATCTAAAAAATTTTTTACAAGGTCAAACAGAATTTCAAGACTACGATTTTGAAGGTAGTTCACTAAACATTCTTTTAGATGTTTTATCTTACAACACACATTATCTAGCTTATCTTGCCAACATGGCAACAAACGAAATGTATTTAGATAGTGCTGATATTAGAAATAATATTGTATCACTAGCTAAGATGATTGGTTATACTCCATCATCACCAAGAGCGCCTATGGCGTCTATTGATATTACATTAAACAATGGTTCAGGCACAAGTGTAACTATGGCTAAAGGTACCGTTTTTACAACAACGGTTGATAGTGTATCATATCAGTATGTAACAAATTCAGACACAACAATAACTCCTGTTGCCGGCATTTATAAATTTTCTAGTGTGCCTGTTTATGAGGGTAGTTTAGTTACATTTAAATACACATATGACGCAAATGATGTTGACCAAAAATTTATTATACCAAGTGCAAATGCTGATACTTCAACTTTATTAGTCAAGGTACAAAATAGTTCAAGCGACACCACTACAAATACTTATTCATTAGCAGGTGGTTACAATGGTGTTACATCAACATCAAAAGTTTATTTCATACAAGAAGGCCAAGACGGTAAATATGAAGTTTATTTTGGAGATGGTGTAAATGGTAAAGCGTTAGCAGATGGTAATATTGTAATATTAGAATATATCGTTACAAATAAAAAAGTTTCTAATGGTGCTAGTTCATTTAGTCTATCAGGTAATATTGGTGGATTTACAGATGTAACAATTTCAACGGTTTCAAATTCACAAGGCGGTTCTGATGGTGAAACAGATGAGTCAATTAGACACAATGCGCCATTGCAATATGCAGCTCAAGACAGAGCGGTAACTACAACCGATTATGAAAGTTTAGTTAAAACAATTTATCCTAATGCGTTATCAGTTAGTGCATGGGGAGGTGAAGATGATGAAACGCCAAGATACGGTATTGTAAAGATTGGTATTAAGGCAGCTTCAGGTTCTACATTAACTGAAACAACTAAAAATGATATTATTACAAAATTAAAACCTTATAATGTGGCTTCAGTATCTCCACAAATTGTTGACCCGGAAACTACTTCAATTTTATTAACTTCAACCGTAAAGTATGATTCTGCTTCAACAACAAAATCAAGCGATACAATTAAATCAGATGTTGTAACTGCTGTAACAAATTATAACACAAATACATTACAAAAGTTTGACGCAATTTATAGACACTCAAAATTAACTGGTTTAATAGACGATACTGATACAAGTATTTTATCAAATATCACAACTATTAAAATTAGAAAAAATTTTACACCAACATTAGCGTCATCTAACGCTTATAATATTTACTTTAGAAATGCATTATTTAATCCTCATTCAGGACACAATGCAACAGCAGGTGGTATTTTAAGTTCATCAGGTTTTAAAGTTACTGGTAGTGATTTAGAACAATTTTTAGATGATGATGGAGCAGGTAATGTTAGAAGATATTATTTGTCATCTGGTATAAGAACATATACAAATGAAACACAAGGAACAATTAGTTATACAACAGGACAGATTACACTTAACTCTTTAAATGTGGCTTCTATCTCAAATATTAGAGGTTCAACTTCAACGGTTATTGAATTAACGGTAACACCAAACTCAAATGATGTTGTTCCTGTTAGAGACCAAATTGTAGAAATAGATGTGGCAAATTCAAGTATCACGGTAACGGCAGACACTTTCGTAGGAGGTTCAGCGGATGCTGGTGTAGGCTATACAACAACATCAAGCTACTAATGAACAATGGCAAAGTTTAATGAAAAAATATCAACGATACTTAACAGCCAACTACCAGAGTTTGTAGTTAGCGACCACCCAAAATTTAAAGATTTTTTAAAAGTATATTATCAATTATTAGAATCTGCTGAATTATCTTTTTCAAGTGTTCAAGCTACAGACGGCATTTTATTACAATCAGAAACCGGTCAAACAAATAATTTAGTTTTAAATTCTAGCCGTAGAGATACAGCAAGAACATTATTAGACGCTGGTGATAAAATATTATTAGAAGAAACACCTGTTGGTTCATTTACAAGAGGTGAAACAATTGTAGGTCAAACTACAGGTGCAACAGCAGTTGTTATTACAGAATGTGAAGACCCCTTAAAATTAATTATTTCAGCACAAGATAAATTTGGTTTAACTGAACAAGTTGTAGGTCAAACTTCAGGCGCTACAGCAACAATTATAAATTATAGACCTAATCCTGTTAATAATATTGTTGATTTAATTAATTTTAGGGATCCTGATGGTGTTATAAATTCATTTTTATTTAATTTTAGAGATGAGTTTTTAGCGACATTACCAGAAAATTTAGAAAGTGGTGTTGATAAAAGAAAATTAATTAAAAATGTTAAATCACTTTATAGGTCAAAAGGTTCAGTTCGTGGCCATGAAATGTTTTTTAGAATTTTATTTGGTGAAACATCCGAAACAATTTATCCTAGAGAACAAATGCTTAAGGCTTCAGATGGTCAATTTGATTCATTAAAAGTATTAAGAGTTATTGCTTCAGTAGGTGACGCAACGCAATTAATTGGTAGAACAATTACAGGACAAACTTCAGAAGCTACAGCTGTTGTAGAAAATACATCTACATTTCAAATTGGTGATAAAACCGTAACTCAATTAATTTTAAATGCAGATAGTATTCAAGGTACATTTACCGTAGGTGAAGAAATACAAGGTACAGCTTCAGACACGGATGATTATTTTATAAAAGCAAATGTTACAGGTATTCCTGGTACAAAAAATATTACAAATGATGGTTCTTTAAATACAACTGCTGACACAATAACACTTACAGCAGGCGGAACAGGTGCGTTATTTCAAGTAGAAGATATAGGACCAGGTAAAATAACTGAAATTGTTATTGATGAAAAAGGCACAGGTTATAATATAGGTGATACATTAACATTTACAAATACAGGAACAAATGGACTAAACGCTGCTGGATTTGTAAAAATAGTAAACGGCGGTTTTGCCGACCAAAATAGTTCAACAGACGCAGCTACTGGTACTGAAGACAGATTTGTTTTAGAAGACGCTACAACACAAGGTGACCAATATGAGGGAAAAGTTTTAGTTCAGGAACAATTTACAGATTTACAAACTATTGAAGAAATATTTTTAACAAACGGTGGTGGACAATACACATCATTACCAACCGTTTCTGTAACATCATCAACAGGCTCAGGCGCAACAATCAGAGCATATGGTGATGATATTGGTAGAATTGTAAAATTAAAAACCGTTTCATTAGGTAGAAGTTACGAAACATCACCCACACCACCTGTTTTAGGATTTTTTAATAACATGATTGTAACTAGTGTTACAGGAACATTTATTGCTGGCGATACCGTTACAGGCGCAGGTGGAGCTTCAGGTACAATTGATAGTTTCGATAGTGATAGAGGTTTATTAAGAGTAAAATCTGTATCAGGTAGTTTTGTAATTGATGAAACATTAACATCAGCAACTAGTGGTACTTGTACTCTTAAAAAATTAGATATTTCTACCGCTACCGTAAATGTGGTTTCTGTTGCTGATACTGACGGAGAATTTATAAGTGAAAGAGGTAAATTATCAGAAACAACAATGAGAGTACAAGATAGTTTATACTATCAAGATTTTTCTTATGTTATTAAAGTTGGTCAATCTATTGCTAGATGGCGAGACGCATTTAAAAAGACAATGCATACCGCTGGTTTTTATTTTACAGGACAGGTTGATATTGAATCAAGAATTACGGTAACTGCTAAAGGTCCTGTTACAGGTGTTGTATCAGGAGTTGAAGAGACACCATTATTATCAATTGTTAATACATTATTTACTACCGTTTTTGGTAGAAGATTAGGAACAAATAGTGATGGTTCTACTTTAAGAGTTGGCGCTAATTTAGGAGTTAATGTTGATGTAAGTAATACTTTTGAGGATCCTTTTGCGGCTGGTACTAGAGATGTAACAGCAACAAGAGAAGACATTTCATTAAATTATTTAAGTAGAAGTAGAAATAATATTACAGACGGTTCAGGCACAATACATGATATTAGAAGTGGATATGCTTACGGTGGACCTAGATATGGTTCGTTAAACAAATACGCAAATACCGTATTTGGTAATACAAATAGTGGTTCAGCTGCAAACTCATTTCAAAATTTAAGTAATTTAAAAATAGAAGGTACAAAAACAGCATTAGATGGTTCTGCTGTACCTATATTTTTATTAACATCAAACGAAGTTGGTAAAAGATTAAGAATGAAATATGCCTTTCCGTGTGAGATTGCTTCAAACAAAGACTTGTTCAGTAACACATTAACTAAATTTGACTTAACAAGCATAACATTTGACGATACAACGCCGTAAACAGGTATAAATATAGTAAAAGAGAGTTAATAAATGGCAAAACTTACAATAGCTAGAGGTACTAATCCAAACGACGGAACAGGAGATAATCTCCGAGACGGTGCTAATAAAATCAATCTAAATTTTGATGAGATTTACACAGCAATTGGTGACGGTACAACGGTTGACGGAACATGGAAACTACAAGACGATAGTTCTACTGAAGCTATCATATCTGCTAATGGTGAAGTATTAAGAATTTTAGGTGGTACTGCTGTAACCACATCAATTTCTGGTAATGATTTAACAATTGCTTTAGATACATCAGCAGTTGTAACTACTGACGGTACTGCTACACTTACAAATAAGAGTATTGCTTTAGGTTCAAATACCGTAACAGGTACAACAGCACAATTTAACACAGCATTAACAGACGGAAGTTTTGCAACATTAGCCGGTTCAGAGGTGTTAACAAATAAAACAATTAATGCTTCAAATAATACTATTTCAAATATCACTAACTCAATGTTGTCAGGTAGTGCTGGCATTACAAATGCAAATTTAGCAAACTCAACGGTTTCAATTAGTGATGATAGTTCATCATCAACAAGTATTTCACTTGGTGGTGGATTTTCTATATTAGGTGGTTCAGGTGTTACTACAACTTTAAGTGGCACAGAATTAACAATTGCAACTGACGGCTCAATTGTAACAGAAACATCAACTGATACACTTACAAATAAAACAATTTCAGGTGCCTCAAACACTTTATCAAATATTGGTAACTCATCATTAACAAATAGTTCACTTACAATT